AATGCATAATCTGTACGAAGCGTACCGGCGCATCTATGAAGCGATTGGGGTGCCTGATATTGAGGGGTTGCTTCCTGTACCGCAACCGCCGAAACCAACAGACCCGGCGATAGAGAACGCGAAGTCCATTATTCAGGAGACGTTACAGGCATTTCCGACACAGGATCATGACGCCCACATTATGGCGCACCTACTCTTTATGAAGACGCCCACTCCAGCCGGAAATCCCCCTATTTTTGCCTTGTTACAGGCGCATTTGTGCGAACATATTGCATATAAGGCCAGAGGAGTGGTGATGGCTGAATCCATGGTACAGGAGCAACAGGCACAGCAAATGGGCCAGCAACCACAGCAAATGGATATAGAGGGACGGGTTGCGGAACTTATCGCGCAATACACGGAAGAAGTTATGCAGAACGATCCTCTGGTTCAGTTGCGGAGTAAGGAACTGGACATCAAGGCAGCGGACATGGAACGGAAGGCCGATGAGTTTTCGTCCAAGCAATCCTTTGAAGAGAAACGTGAGGGAGAGCGTCAGGCCATAACCAGGGAGAAGATAGACTCTCAGGAAGACATAGCCATGCTTCGAGCGGACGTAAACCTGGAGCGCATCGAGAAGATGGGTTCTGGTGGAAGAGGTGAGTAATGCCCATACGGAAAGTGAAAGGGGGCTGGTCCTTTTCCAGTTCCGGGAAACCCGTGTACGAAACACTTGCGGCGGCAAAGCGTTCTTACAAAGCGTATCTGGCGAAAAGATCAAGCAAGACAATGAAAGCATGAGTGTTTCACGTGAAACATTAGGGGAGTGTTATGAAACGAGGTAATATGTCGTCCCAGATGTCAAAGCAAATGGGCATATCCAAGAGAGAGGCTGGTGGTCTTATGGCAAAAGCTAAAAAAATGAACAAGGAAAAAGGATATAATATTGGGGGACTGCCCGATATGTATCCCGGTACAGGTGGCTTTGATGGCCGTGATTTTAAATACGGCGGTGAGATGAACCTAAAGGTCAGGATGTACAACATTACTCGGGGCGATCAAGACGTACCCATGGAATGGGGCCGTGAGCATCTGGACCGTGACTCAGAAGAGTTGATCAAGGGAACCCAAGCCCAGGTCCGTGGCCGTTATTTTAATAACAATAATGGTAAAGGAACCTTCTGATGGCTAGAACAATTTCAGATTCTGATCGCATGAGAGCTAGGCGTTTTGGCGGGAGATCAGGCAGAACAACATCAGATGCTGACAGAAGGCTTATGGACCTTTTGCTAGGTGAGGGAAGCAGAGCACTATCAGATGCTGACCGCGCTAGAGCCACCGAACTATTACGCGAAATGAAGAGTAAAGATGGCGGCATGGCCAGAAAGACCAGAGTGTTTTAATGCTCCCAAAGCTGCCAAGGGTTAGAAACCCGAAACTTCCTAAAGTTCCCACGGCCAAGCAACTTCATGCTCGATTGGTCAAGGATTTGCGAAAGAACGATGGTGGTAGTACAACCCAGACAACCGCGAGGACATACTGATGCCTAAAAACATAATTTTCACAAAAGAGTCTGATGCTATGGATTACGCCAAGGATATCGGTGGGGAGCTTAACCCCGTAGACGGTGGTTTTACTGTGGATAAAGTTATGTATATGCATGAAGGTGGCGGTCTTCCTCCACATGACCATGCAACCAGCGGCGCAGAGGACGATGAGTGGACTACTGCAAGGGATGCGCTTCCTCATGAACTGGACATAATGGACCGTGAGGAAAAAGAGAGACTGCTTGGTGTGTACACAAAAAGCGCCAAAAAAACTAAACCAAAAACAGAGCGACCAGGGAACAATTTTAAGGGTGTTTTCTAATGCCAGATAGGATAGCTGTCCCAGTAAACCCTCAGATGAATCCAGATCCCAGTTCCTCTTTCCGAGCTAGGATACTAAGGCCATGGAACGAGAAACAGAGGAGAACTATGGACCGCACTATGGGCGGTGGAATGGGTGGCGCTGCGGTATTGTCTCTTGCTGATCTTGCACGACTTAAATTACAGGGTAAGACCCCAAGAGAGGACTATGGCAGAGAGCGAGCGGCCCGTAAGTTTGCTGAGACAGAAGGGCAAACAGATTACGCTACAGACAGAGCGTCTGGTAAAGGGCATAAGTTTCAGGGTGTTTTCTAATTGGCAGACCCGACAACTTTCGCATATTCGGTCTTGAAAGCTCTTCAGGATCGTATCAAACTGACAGAAGAGGCCATCTTACAGGGTGGCCCTAAAAACATGGAATCCTACAAACAACTGGTAGGGGAACTTAAGGGACTTGAGTTTGCAGAACAGGAAGTCAAGGACCTATTACAGTCTTCGGAGGACGAATGACGAAAACGCTATTAGTACCTGATAAGTACGTCAATGAGAAAAAGAATAAAGCTGTAGCAGAGGCGTATGTAAAGGAAGAAGATCGCGTACTGGACACTTCCCGCTTGGATAAAGTGCAGTTAAGTGAGAGATTACCGCAGCCTACGGGCTGGCGCATTCTTGTTATGCCCTACATGGGCAAAGCTACCACAGACAGTGGGATACATATCCCGGATGCTGTGCGTGATCGTGAAGCGTTGGCAACCGTGGTTGCTTACGTTCTAAAGGTTGGACCTTTGGCTTACCAGGACCCATCCAAGTTTGGATCTGGGGAGCCTTGGTGCGAAGAAGGCCAGTGGGTTTGTATTGGCCGTTATGCTGGTGCTCGATTTAGGATCGACGGCGGCGAAGTCCGTATCATCAACGACGATGAAGTGATTGCCACTATTTTGGAGCCTGATGATATTAAACATGTCTAGAAAGGAGAAAGAAGCCATGGAAACCATGACATGCCAGAAGAAACTAAGATTGATATTGGGGATTCAGAAGAATCTCCTGTAGACGTAAAGTTGGGGGAAGACCCCGAAAAGACTAAAGAGCCTGAAATCCAGGCAGAGGAAGCTCCGCAAGAAGAGGAGCTTGAAGAGTATAGTGCTGGCGTTAAGAAGCGCATTGGGGATTTGACCCATAAATGGCGTGAAGCAGAACGACAGCAGCAGACAGCGGTTAAATTTGCTGAAAACGTGCGCTTGGAGAATGATAATCTCAAGACCAGGCTTGATAGTCTGGACAAGGGGTATCAGGAAGAATTTGGGGAGCGTGTTTCTTCCCAGCTAAATTCTGCCAAGAAACTTCTTAAGGAAGCTCATGAGAGCGGGGATGTAGACAAGATTGTAGAGGCCCAGGAAGCTTTATCCAATCTTTCCTTTGAAAAGACAAGATTGGCCAAGGCGAAAAAAGAAACCGCACAACAAGTTCAACAGCCACAGCCACAAGTTCAACAGCCACAGCCACAGCCACAACCTGCCGCGCAACCGGACCCTAAAGCAGAAGCTTGGGCAACGGCCAATGATTGGTTTGGCAAAGACGAAATTATGACATATGCCGCTTTTGGTGTGCATAGACGATTAATAGAGGATGAAGGGTTTGATCCGAAGTCGGATCAGTATTATGCTGAAATTGATAAAAGGCTAAGATCCGAGTTTCCTCATAAATTTGAATCTAAGTCTAAGTCAAACGGGGGAAGCAGAAAGGTTGCGTCAGCCGAAGCTTCCGCATCCCGCAACAGAAGTGGACGGAAAACTGTGCGATTAACATCCTCTCAAGTTGCGATTGCAAAGCGTCTTAACGTGCCGCTTGAAGAATACGCAAAATATGTAAAGTGAGGAATGAATTATGACCGAACTAGAGAACACATCTCGCCAAAAGTCTACCACTAGGACGCCTCGAAACAACCAATCACGTGTCGCGGAGACACGCCGGGAACCTTGGAAGCCACCATCCATGTTGGATGCCCCTCCTGCACCTGAAGGCTTTAAGCACAGGTGGATTAGGGCAGAGGTCATGGGTTTTGATGACCGAAAAAACGTATCAGCCAGAGCCCGTGAGGGCTACGAACTGGTACGCGGAGAAGAATATCCAGACTTTGATGTCCCTACCGTTGATAACGGTAAACATGCGGGGGTTATTGGGGTAGGTGGGCTTCTTTTAGCAAGGATTCCTGTTGAGATCGTCGAGGAACGCAATAATCATTACCGGGGTATGACCCGCGATCAAATGACGGCTGTTGATAACGAGTTAGCTCGTGAGCAACATCCAGCGATGCCGATTAATAAACCTGATCGGCAGTCTAAAGTAACTTTTGGAGGTCCCCAATCTGAAGGGGACTAGAAAACGGAAGGTAGAGTATGGCTAACAGTAATGGAAGCTTTGGTCTGCGCCCTCTAAGTAAGATGGGAAGCGCAGCAAACTCCACAGGTTTGTCCAACTACTCGATGTACGAAATTGCGAATGGCAACACAGATAAGCTGTATCACGGCGAACCTGTGATTCCACTTTCCACCGGCTTTATTGGCGCCCCTGGCGCTGCTGCTGGCGGAACCGTGGGCCTTTTGGGCGTCTTTCAAGGTTGTAAGTACGTTGCGAGTACTACTGGGAAACCTACATGGAGTAACTACTGGCCCGGTTCCGGGGCAGACAGTAACCACCCGATTGAAGCATATGTAAACGATGATCCAATGCAGTTGTATGTAATTGCAACGGATGCTACGTGGACAAGCAAAGCAACGGCTCGTGCCGCAGTTTTTGCTAATGCTAACTTCTCAACCACTATTACAGGAACAGACACTACGGGAGTATCGTTAGGTCGCCTTGCGATCAGCACGATTGCTACCACAGCTGCTCTGCAAATGAGAGTAATGGGTTGGGTCGATGATCCAGAGAATGCTGATTTTGCAGCGGCTGGTATCGGGGCAATTGTCAGGTTGAATAACCACTTCAATAGCAACAATGGTGCTATTGCGGCTGGTACTCCTTCAACCACTGGCGTATAGGAGTATTGAGAAATGGCTATTAGTCGAGCGCAACTAGCGAAAGAGCTAGAGCCTGGCCTCAATGCCCTCTTTGGACTTGAGTACGCTAGGTACGATAATGAGGCTGGTGAGATATATGATACGGAATCTTCGGAACGTGCTTTCGAGGAAGAAGTAATGCTCTCTGGCTTTGGAGCGGCCCCTGTTAAGTCAGAAGGAACTGCGGTTTCTTTTGATGATGCACAGGAAGCCTACACCGCAAGGTACACGCATGAGACTATCGCTCTTGCTTTCTCCATTACGGAAGAAGCAATTGAAGATAATCTTTATGACCGCCTTGCTTCCCGTTACACAAAAGCTTTGGCGCGTAGTATGGCCAACACCAAGCAGGTGAAGGGCGCAGCTACCTTGAACAATGCTTTTGACAGCACCTATACGGGTGGTGACGGAAAAGAGCTTTGTGCAACGGATCACCCTCTTGTGAATGGTAATGACCTTCGCAATGAGCCCAGCACAGCGGCTGATCTAAACGAAACAAGTCTTGAGAACGGACTTATTGACATTGCTGCCTTTGTCGATGAGCGCGGACTTAAGGTTTCGGTTCGTGGAATGAAAATGATTGTTCCGCCAGCGTTACAGTTTGTGGCGGATCGTCTTCTTGAATCCACTCTTCGTCCAGGTACGGCGGATAACGATGTTAATGCCACGCGCAACATGGGTATGTTGCCGCAAGGTTATGTCGTTAACCACTACCTAACCGACACGGATGCGTGGTTTATTAAGACGGATGCACCTAGAGGTTTCCTACATTTTGAAAGGATGCCTATGTCCACTAAAATGGAAGGTGATTTCGATACAGGAAATGTAAGGTTCAAGGCCCGTGAGCGTTATAGCTTCGGGTACTCTGACCCACGTACTGTATTTGGTTCTCCTGGTGCGTAACTACTGAAGTTGGGGGGAGCTTGTCTCCCCCCTTTTTCTGGGAATCATAGCCCTAGCGACTGTCCCAGCAGACGCTTACAAGACACTAGGGCAAAACCTTTGTAAGAAGGATAGCTAAAATGGCTAACACAACTTTTAATGGTGCGGTTAGGTCTGAGAATGGCTTTAAGGTCATCAACATCAATTCTACCACTGGGGCGGTTACTGAAACTTCTTCTGTTGCCTCTACTGGTATTTACACCAACAAGTATATCAAACACGTTGGTTACGCCACGGGCGTTACTGTAAACACAACGGCTGGTGATAGCCCTGCTATTGGTGAGTTTACGCAACCTGCTAACACAATCATAACAAACATTAAAATATTTTGTGCCACGGCTCCTGTTATTGGATCTGGCGATATTGGTTACGAGGTCGGAACCTCAAGTTCTGGGGCAGAAATCGTAGCGGCAATAACAGATGAAATTTTGGATGGTGGTACTACCGTTGTTCTAGGAAACGTAACGACTACAACTTTGGTTGTGCAAACTCAAAACGCAGCAACTGCCCCAGCATCTGTGCAGTATGCTTCTGCTGAACGAACCATATATTGTAATGTTACAAACACTGCGGATGCTACCACAGCGGGTTCTTTCACCTTCATCATTGAGTATGTGCAAATTGCCTAGATAGATGGAGTAACTTAAATGGCTGATGTTTTTGTAGAAAAAGTCATCGAGGATGGTCCCCGTAACTTTGTTAAATCTTTTTCGTACACACACGTTGACACTGCACAAGCTGCGGTTATGGCGGTAGACGTTTCTGGATTATCCGCTCTTCAAGATGGAACGGCTTGCACCGGAGTTCGTATTAATAAAATACATTTTAGTACGTCAAATCTTGAATTAAATATTTTATGGGATGCCAGTACAGATGTATTAGCGGTAGTTCTACCAACAGATTATCAAGGTATCTTTGATTTCTCTTCCTTTGGGGGCTTGGTAAATAGTGCTACAAGTCCTACTGGGGATATTAGATTCACTACTGTGGGGGCTGCGGCTAATGATGACTACACCGTGGTCCTCGAATGCATTAAAGAGTTCTAATGTCCGACGACCTTTCTCGTAAGAATGAGCTTGAGCTTGTCTCTATTCGAGGCGATCTCAAACTTCTATCTCAAAAGATAGATGTCTTGAAACATAATGATCTTTACCACGTGCAGAAATCCCTTGATAGGGTTATTAAACTCTTATGGGGAGTGGGCTTTTTAATACTTGGGCAAGTAATAATAGGCTTACGCATGACGGTTTGGGGCTAGGAGATATGTAATGGCAACTTCTGGATCGGTTGATTTCAACCTGGACATGGCAGAAATTACAGAGGAAGCCTTTGAAAGGTGCGGTCTGGAGCTAAGAACCGGGTACGATGCAAAAACTGCCCGGAGGTCGCTCAACCTTTTGTTTGCGGATTGGTCCAATAGAGGTCTTAACCTCTGGACAGTTGAACAGGTAACGCAATCTTTGGCTCAATTATCTACTTCTTCTGCTGTTGCGGCCTACCCAATTGGAACTATTACCATGACGGTTGGTGCTTCCGGCAGCTTAAGCGTAGGAGAGACTATTACTGGTGGTACTAGCGGCGTTACTGCATCCATTATTACGAAGCCTTCAGGCACTACTCTTACCATCACTGTACCAAGCGGAAACTTTACTGCCGGGGAAACCATTACGGGGTCTTCGAGCGCAGCGTCAACAACGGTAAGTTCTGATCCCTCTCTTTCAGACGTACAGGCCACAGTGGACGTTCTGGAGGCTGTAATTCGTAGAGATAGTGAGGACATTTCCGTAACCAGGATAGGAAGACAGGACTATATAAGCATCCCTAAAAAGACCACACAGGGTCGTCCTACCCAATTTTTTATAGATCGGCAGATTACTCCCACATTAACAGTTTGGCCTGTTCCAGAGAATTCTACAGATCAGCTAGTATACTATCGTATAAAGCGAATGGACGATGCTGATGCTTCCACAGACAACGCACAGATACCCTTTCGTTTCTTGCCGTGCCTTGTTGCCGGTTTGTCTTACCAAATAGCACTTAAAAAATCTCCGCAGCGGGTGGAAGCTCTTAGGATGATCTATGAAGAAGAG